TAAAGAAGAATTAATTAAACATTTTAATCATGAATGATAAAGATAATTATACAATGAAAGATGTTGTAGAAGAATTTAAAAAATTGAATACTCCTTCACGTAAACGTGAGTTAGTAGATCAAAGATCTTATCTAATAGGATTAATGTATTTTAAATTCGATTTAACAGAGGAACAAATAGCAAGTAAAATAAATATTAAACGTGCTAAAGTACAGTATAATAAACACTTACCTGCTAAATATAACGGTCAACCTGATTATGCATATAATATAGATGCTCTTGCATTAAAATATCCTTTTGAATTTCCTGCTTATAAAGTAAAGAAAAAGAAAAGAAATGGAGATTTTGTAAAAGTAAAATTCAGTAAGCATCAAAGAGACGGATTAGTAGAAGCTCGTAAAGAGTTGGGACATACTGATGTAGCAATAACAGTTAGATATTTAGTTAATAAAGCCTTAAAAAATAAGATATGGGACATATGAAAAATTTAGATATAGATATTCGTAATGCAAATGATGGTAAAATACCAGAAAATCTTACAATAGATGATGCTGTTTTAATGATAGAATTAAACGAATATAATTGGGAAAAATATTTAATAGCAAAACAAAACAAAGAAAAATTATGAATGATAAAACCCCACTTTTAATAATAATGGCCTTTGTTGTATGTTGTGCAATTTGGGAGGTGTATAAATACTATAAGGGTAAATCACCTTATGATGTATAAAATAAAACAAAGATGAGTAAAGAAGAAGTAGTAGAAATGCTGGTGTATTTTGCAGAACAGTATCCAGATATGTTTTATAAACATATGGAGGATGATGATCTTGGAGAAGGAGCATTTACAGAATTTGTAGAAGAATATATAAACGGAGAAAAAAATGATTAGAATATTTTTAAAATTAGATAAATGGTTAGGAACTAAAAAAGGTAAGAGATTTAAATTTATTGTTTTAATAACAATATGTACTCTTGGCTTACTATACCATTTAGTAGGGTGTAATGCTATAAAAAAAGAAAAAACAAGAATGGAGATTTCAGATGAAGAATGGAGTAAAGCTGAGATGATTGATGTTAAATATTATAAGCATCCAGGTTATCCTAAATTTGTAAAAACTTTTGAGATAGATGGATACAAGTTTGTAATATATAGTAATGGACGTGGTAGTGCTATGGTAGCAGTACCTTTAAATAATAAAGAAAATGAGTAAAGAAAAAACAACAGAAGAAAGAGCAGGATTTGCAACAGGTGTATTAAATATGGCAATATTCCATATAGGATGGAGTTTATTTAAACAAGAAAATTGGTTAACATATTTAGGATTTTTACTAATGATTGTTGCATTCACAATGGTTTGGAAGTATATGAAACCTACTAAAGATACAAAGGCTAATATTAAAATAAAAATAGGTAAAAAAAGAAAAGAAAATGAGTAAAATGGGAAGACACATTCTTGCACAGCAAGAAAAAGAATTAAATAAACACAGACAAGTAGCAGGTATAGATAGTAATCTACATGATTATGATCGTATAAGAGAAACTATACAAGAAAATAAATTTAGTCTCTGTCATTTAGGAGCAGATATAGTTGAGCTATACAAAGAATATCCTAATGATGCTGATTTAGGTAAACAAGTTAGAAAATTAATATTATCAAGATATGAGTAGACATGTAATAGAAAAAAGTGATCAAGCTATAGCATATGGATTTGATCATGCAGAAGGATATTTCTTTCAATTAATGGAAATAGACCCTAAAACAAATGAAGTAGAACAATATATTATTGATGAATCTAGTTTAATGACTAAACTGAGTAACGGAAAGATGCTTGAGCTTATGATTAAGTATAACTTGCCTTATTCTCATATACAAAGAGTCGCTATGGATTTACCAATTGAATAATAAAACTAAAATTATGGAAAAGATATTAATGATAGTATGGCTATATACAGGTATGTATGGGTACATGTATTGGATAAAGAAACGCAATAGAAAATATTCTAGAAAATGGCGTTCAGATGAAGTAAATATTGTTCCTATGATGGGAATACTAGGACCTTTTTCTTTTATTGTAGGATTTATATTATATAATAAGTAGACAATTATTGTCTGAATTAAGTTAACCTTAAAATTTATGATTTATTTAGTAACTAACCAGCAGAGCATGTTTAACTCTGTTGGTTATTCTCTAGCATCTATTGAAGAATCGCTAGAATATTTAAACACACTAGATATAATTGGCTTTGACACAGAAACTATGGGTATGGATCCATATAACTGCCAATTATTATCTATGCAACTTGGTGACAATGACAAACAATATGTTATTGATTGCACCACAGTAGACCCTAGTGAGTATAAAGAGATACTTGAGAAGAAAGAACTTATAATGCATAATGCTAAGTTTGACTTGAGATTTTTATATTACCAGGGAATAATGCCTATCAAAGTATATGATAGTTTTCTTATGGAAAGAGTTCTTCATACAGGTATAGATACTGTTAGAAAATCTCTTGATGCTGTAACTTATAAATATTGTAAAATAGAGCTTGATAAAACTGTAAGAGGCCATATACACAGAGAAGGTCTGAGTGCTAGAGTAATAAAGTATGCAGCTGATGACGTGAAATATCTTCACGAAATAAGACGCAAACAAATAGTAGCACTAGAAGAAAAGGGACTGAAGAGAACAGCAAGTCTAGACAACGAATTTGTAAAAGTACTAGCATATGTAGAATACTGTGGTTTTTATATGAATCCACTAGATTGGCAAAAGAAATGCGATGAAGATTTAAAAGATCTTGCAGCTGTAACTAGAAAACTTAATTTATTTATACTAGATAATGCTGAAACTTATCAGCATTTTATTGATACACAATTAGATATGTTTTCTGAAGGCGTTAAGTGTAGAATAAATTGGTCTTCGTCTCAACAAGTTATACCGTTTATGCAATCTCTTGGTGTAGATACTAAGATTAAAGATAAGAAATCAGGTATAATGAAAGACTCTGTAGATAAGAAAGTTCTTGCTGGTCAAAAGAATAAACATCCTATTATTAAGACTTATATAGAATATACTGAGAAGCAAAAAGTAGTAAGTACTTATGGCGAGAATTGGTTTGACTATATAAATCCTAAAACAGGTAGGATACATTCTAATTTTACACAGATTATGAATACAGGTCGACTGTCTTCTGGTCAAAAAGCTAAAAAGAAAATGAACATACCACAAATGCCTAACATGCAAAATATACCTTCTGATACAAGAACAAGACATTGTTTCCAAGCAGAAGAAGGTAATATGCTGATTGTTAGTGACTACAGTGGTCAAGAGCAAATAGTTTTAGCTAATAGATCTAAAGATGCTGACTTGTTAGAATTTTATAAGAAAGGTCTTGGTGACATGCATTCATTTGTAGCATCTAAGATATTTCCTGAACTAGCAGAGCTTAGTCTTGGTGATATTAAAAATGATCATAAGCAGAAAAGACAGATAGCTAAAGGTGCAGGTTTTGCAATTAACTATGGCGGTACAGGCATAACTATATCTCAAAATCTTAATATATCTATGAGCAAAGGCGAAGAAGTATACAAAGCATATTTCAAAGCATTCCCTGGGCTAGCTAATTATTTTAAGACAGAAAAAGATAAGGCTATAAAACTAGGTTACATACAATTTAATAATGTAAGTGGCCGTAAATGTTATATACCATTCTTTGAAGACTTTCAAAGATTAACAGCTGAGATTAATGAAGACCCTGAGTTTTGGTCTGACTATAGAATACACAAAGCTAAGAATACTAGTAAGTTTCAAGAGTTTTATAAACCTAAAGTACGTCAATATTTTATGAAGAAAGGTGATATCGAAAGAATGTCACTTAATTATCCTATTCAAGGTTCTTCTGCAGATATTACTAAACTTGCGGGTATATATTTCTTTAGATATCTAGAAAAAAACAATCTATTATTTAACGTTAAGATGGCTAATGTCGTCCATGACGAATGGATTGTAGAATGTAAAGAAGATATGGTCAATGAAATATCTAATGTATTGCAAGATTGTATGGAACGTGCAGGTGATGTGTTCTGTAAAACAGTAAAATTAAAAGCCGAGCCTGAAATAACAAAGTATTGGCAACATTAAAAACAATTAAATGAAGATAATTAAAAATCAATGGGAAGTAAGACCTTTAGATACTAAAGGCACAGATAAAATAATAACTAAAGATTTTGTAGAGAAATACCATTACCATGCAGGTATGGGTAACGTTTGTACAAATATCTTTGGATTATATTATAAAGGAGATCCTAATACTTTACATGGAGTATCTGTATGGAATGTTCCTACGGCAGGAGCTGCTAAATCAGTAGGCAATGACCATAGGGCTGTGTTATCATTAAGTAGATTTTGTTTAGTAGATGATAGACCTGAAAATTCAGGTTCTTTTCTTATTAGTCAAAGTATTAAAGGGCTTGATAAAAGATACAATATGTTACTTACATATGCTGACACTGCACAAAATCATGATGGTGGTTTATATAGAGCTAGTAATTGGAACTATAACGGTATGACAGGTAAAAATCCTTCATACATA